GTAGCATCAGCCAGAAGGTTGGAGGCTGACAAGTCAGTATCCCACCCAGCGTCTACGGTTCCATCAGTCTTGCCAATCAAAAACAGGTGATACCAAGTATCCGCAGTCAGTGTTAGGCCAGACGGGAATCCGCCAGCATTATTCCCTGCTGCCCAGTTAGCATCAATCTGTTTTGTAAGCGCTGCAGTCAAAGCTAGATATTGAGCATTAGTGCTATCAGCCGCTAAACCAATAGCGATGTCGATATCATGATCCGTATCAGTGCCGTTTGACGTTACAAGTCCGTCAATATACCCATTAAGGATAAATGTAGTGCGGGAGTCATTTACACCGCTACCCCAATTAACCTGATCGGTTGTCGGGTCGTTATTGGTGTTAGATGCGGTTTTAGACGCATACAGGAATCCATCAGATCCATATACAGAATCGCCAATATCGTAAGTAACGTTAGGGTTCCACACACGGCCTAGCTGGATCTCTTCCCAGTTAGCAGCATTGGGCGGCGCATTATTCTGGTTGTTATTCGTGATAGATCGATAAATCAAACCATCCGAGCCAGTTACGATATCACCTGCGCTATATGCAGTGGACGCATTCCAGTCTGAAAACTGTGCTCCACTCTGATCACCGCCTACAGGATCGAATTGCTGAACCTGCTCGCCAGGCTGCCCGGGGGTAATAACATCATCTTTGTATGAAATAACGTTATATGTACCACTACCAAAGACATTAGGGCAACGTCCTGCACCGTCTAACTGTAGCGGGTTGGCGTTAGCAATGGTTTCTGATACATCCGCAAATGTGTCTTTATCAGTGTTATTTGTTCCTGACTCAGAAAAGTGCAGCCAGCCATTAACTAGTGGCGCACCAGAATCGTCAAAAAAATTGGGTAAAAGCGTCGATAATACGAGGCATTATTGCTGCTCCTGTGCTGCTATAGCTGCTGGGATTGCTGGTGTCACTAATGGAATTGCCTGACCTGCCGGGGAAGGCTGCAAAGGTGCGCGCATAACTGGCGGCTTAACCACAATACGACCCGCTGCATCTGTGGCGATACCTTCAAACACATTTGCGAGCAATGGGATTCGCTTAATAGTATCTTCAAGTCTACCCACAGCTTGTGCAGTAGGTCCACGACCAAGTGCTGTGCCCCGCACAGGCTCCCGCAATTTAGAAACTTTCAGCATATCATTAATAAACTTCATCTCTGACGGATCAAATAGTGCTTTTAGCTTGGCCTCGCCAAATCGGTTAAGCGCGCCTTCAAGTTTGGCCCTGCTTAAAGCCAACTCTCCACCCACCTCACTAAATGCATCGCTTTTAATTCGCTGCATAGCTTCAGCACGAAGATCATTCCAGGCATCTGCGCCTGGACCTGGACCATCAAGATTCAAAAAGGTCTTAAGCTGCCTAACATCATCACCACGAATTGTTTTACTGAGTACAGCTTCATCTAGGAATCTATCTGGATTCACTTTGTTTTCAAGGATATCTCGAACAACATTCTTTTTGCGCTTGTCGAATTTGTTAACTTTAGATCGCGCTAAATCACTTTCAAATTTAGCTTTGGCCGCTCTCGCTCCAGAAAATACATCTTCGCCAACTGCTGCTGCAACATCGTCATCAAGAGCGTTCTTTAGGTCTCTGATCTTAGATCGACCTAATGGTGTCGTTGAATCAAACAGCCCATTGATATCAATGCGAATTTGTTCAGCTGTATTTGCATCAATGCGGCCAATGGGGCGAAACTTCTTATCGATAACTCCGCGCTGTCTCAGTATCCCCCGGACAGAGCTAACCAAACCACCTGTTTGCTCATTAAATGGCGCAGCATCTTTTAGAGTTTTTGCCAGCCGGTCACCGCGAATTACTTTCTGATCAGACGCCAGTTGTCGAGCTGCATTGTATGCATCAGAAATTGCCGCATCCTGCTCAATAGATCGGTCAGCGATAAAGTCAAAGGCCGTACTGTTTGATCGATTTGCAGAGCCACCCGTTGCTGTAATAGCATTCTCAAACTGATCACCTAGGACTTGCTCTTGTGCCTGGAGAGCTTCACGGACACGACCGGAAGTTTTAGCTAGCTCCTGCTGTGTCTGGAAGTCTGTAGCCTCACCAGTGATCTGTGCACGCGTAGGAGTCAACCCTTGTCGCTCCAAAAATTGTTGGCGTGCCAATGCTGCTGGATCAGCGATATCTCCGACTTCCAATTGACGTCTAGCTTGCTCACCAAGATCGTCAATGGTTAATCCTGCCTGAGACAGAGCATCCTGTAATTCCGCTGAAGGACGACCAGAAGCATCTAGAATAGGTGATGTTGGCTGTCTACCTGTTACTTGACGTATAAGGCGACCGCCAAGGCGACCAATGACAGGTAGAACCATCTCAGCGCCACCCGCGATAGCGCCCCCAAGACCTCCTGCAATAATAGCTTCTTCACCTGTTGCACCTCTACCTGTTGCAATTAATCCAGCCTCAGTTGCACCTAATGCCGCAGACCCTAATGCGCGCTGACCAATTGTTGTTGCTGCTGGAATTAGAACGCGGCCACCTGTTGTTGCAGCAAGACCGGCACCCGCCAAAGGTGCGGCGGCAAGAAATGGGGCGGCTTCACCAGCCACTTCACCAACAGTAGTTGCTACAGGTCGTTGTCGCTCTAGCTCAGCAAAAGCCTGTCGCTCTATCGCTGTTTCAGGTTCGGCTAAGCCTACGGCGCGCCCAAGTGTTGTCAACCCTCGACCAGCACCTATAGTCGCAGCCTCAATAGGTCCGACATCACGCGCCAGCTCCTCAAGTGCCGTCCTGCGTTGTGCTGTAGGCGATCTGACTAAAGCCTCTGGGTCAATTACCGGTTCCTGCTCAACTTGAAACTGCGAAAAAATTTGCTCTAGTTCCTGTTGGGTTGGAGGGGAGTCACCAGTTAGCCGAATAGTTCGGCCTGTATTTGGATCCGTCACTCGAAACGTAGGCATTATTCAACCTCTATAGTGAATCGACCAATAGTGCGTGGTTGTGCTGTTGTAGGTTGTTCAGCCGCTTCTGGTTGTAAGCCAGCTTCCACATTAAACTTGCGCTGCACCTTCTGCTTTGCTCTTTCCATGGTTGAGCGAATACGATTAAGAGATGCACGCAACGCTTTATCACTCATTGATAGGTTTAATGCACCAATCGCAGATGTGAGCTTACGGCCCTCGGCCTCAGTCAGAGCGCCAAGCCCTTTCATCTTCTCCACCTCCGCAAGAAATGCTTGGCTTTGCAAGGATTCTAACTCAGCTTCAAAGTTTGCAGCTTGGGTTCCTGGGATAGTAGGAAATGCAGCAGAAATACCTGCCGCCGCTTCTAGCCCCTCGCCCTCAAGAAGTCGATCAATGGTACTAATGCTAGCCTGAATGTTATCCACCGCATTAGTTGCTTCAAACTGCGTGGCGCGCTGGGCGCTGGCAATTTCCGATTCAAGCTGCTGGCGTTTAAGCTCGTTTGTTTCGCGCTGCAATTGTGCTTGTTGCTGACGAATTTCAGACTCTTGTTTGCGAAGCTCAAGCCCTTCTCGGCGAGCCGCATTCGCAGCTTCACGGTCAAGTACGCGCTGCTCTATCTCTCGTTCACGCAACTCTAACCCACGCTCACGCAATCCAAGCTCACGCGCCTCTGGAGAGCTTAGCTGAATGGCTTGATTGAGCTGCTGGAGATTGCTCATGGCTTGCTCTGGATCTTGCTGAAGCTCACCAAGAAACTCTCGCATATTAGGAGACGCAATGCCTTGCGCCTCATTCTCTGCAACACGCTGCTGAACAAATGTGAATGCTTGATCTGGTGGCAACTGAGAAGCCACACGAACATCGTTAGCAAACTGCTGCTGCCGGGCCTGTCCCTGAACTTGAAGAACATCAAATACTTGTTGTGCTGCAGCCGGATCAACCTGCGCTAATTCGCCAAGCTGACCTGGTAGCTGCTGTCCCAGTACTGCTCCAGCCAACCCCTTGGCCTGCTGCTGTCGTACTAATTCTTCCTGCTGCTGCTGGAACAACAAATTGCGCTGCTGCTGTTGTTCGAACTGACGGATACCGCCAGCAATATCGGCCTGTGCAGGATTAATTATTGCGCCTAGAATGCCATTAGCCATATTAACCCCCAAATACGCCTAGTTGAGCCAATTGACCGACACCGCCTTGCAATGCACGCCCAATACCAAGCGTTCCTCCAGCTCTCGCCTGTGCCTGACCGCGCAGCAACTCCAGCTGAGCAGGAATTAGCTGTGTAGTCAATCCAGCTTGGCGCGCACCAAATCGCTCACGCGCTCCTGCAAGCTGACCAAAAGCGCGCTCTTGAATGCCTGCTCGTTGCTGACCCAATGCCGATTGTAGCTGCGCAATATTCGCCTGTGCAGGTAGACCAAACTGAGCTACCCCAGCCAATCGACCGAAGCGATTTTGGATATCTTGAGCAGCCAACCCTGCGCCACGCTCCTGTAGCGCTTCAAGCACTCTAGCGCCACCTAAACCGCCTGTAGCAGCAGATTGACGCAATACGCTTTGCTCTGCCTGCTGTCGAATAAACTGCTGCTCTGGGGATTCTGTAAAGCCCTGAAATGCCTGCGCCTGAGCTTCACGGCCTCGTGCACCAGATAGCGCAGCCAATGAGCTTAGCGCCTGACCACCAATCTGTGCTGTGGGCTGAAGTGTTGAAATAGCCTGACCAAAACCTTCACGAAGGTTGCTGATGGCTCGATCACGACCCATGCGGATATCTGCTAGCGTTGGCGCGAACTGCTGTAGCGCTTGTCGCTGAGCTTGTTCTGTGGCCCCTCTAGCTAAACCAACGCCTTGTTCAAATCCCGCACCCAATTGCCCAGCTGCACGACCTGATGTTAAGCCACCAAGCACAGCCGAACCAACGGCAGCGCCGGGACCGCCAATAAAGCTACCTACCGCTTTAATCGCAGAACTCACTTATCAACCCCTAGAGATTCAATAATCTCTGCTTTAGTTATACCCATGTGATACATACCATGCATTTTACCACCTTTTAAGAATGATGACCGATTAAAGCCCTCCTCCTTAAATCCCTGCTGTTTGGTGAAGTGGTATATGTTTTTGTAAAGCTGCGGAATGAATGTAACCATCTTTTCAAAGTCAAGATTCTCAAGGCACCAAGACAAGATTAAACGACCTGATTCTTTCGCGTAGTCAGCTCGAAACTCAGGCAAAATAAACGCATGAATCTCAACAGTCTTTCGAAGCATGTGCCCAATGCGATAACCACCAATGGCGATACCATCAGGAGAATAGATAATCACCCAATGCTCGTTAACAACATCCGGCATATACTCTGGCGAATCGTCCTCTGTGAATGCGTCGAACAATTCAGGTGTGTTAGCCAATTCATACGCCAATGAGAAATCAAAAGTACGTAAAGCGATTAGATTAGTATCCATCCCTTAGTCCTGTCTCCTGCAATATCTGCATCACGTTTAATGTATTTGATTGATCCAGCCGTGCCAGAACTATCCATATACTCTTGACCGATAGTTGCTTCAACAACTCCCTCCGGACTCCCGGTTCCAACAATGATATCTGTACGGGTAACAAGGGTTAGCCAGTATGCAAAGGAATCTGTAGGTGTGCCGTCCTGTTGCACAATCGGAATAGACCTATTTGGCTCTGGTATCTCAGGCATGTTTTGCCTCCAGCTTAATAATCACAGGCTTGACCGGATCAGACATTTTGAACCGCAGCACACGGAAACGAGGTGCACGGCCATTCTTGTACCAGATGGCGCGACGCTTATACTCACCAATCTTGCCCAATCCACGCGACCGCTCGTAGGTAAATGTTTTACCATCATCTGAGATATCCATGCTGATCTGCGGATCTTTACGAGCACTATTACCCACACCGGACTCAACAGTTAACTCTAATTGTGGAACACGGATTGAGTTGCCCAGGCTAGCAAACGGCTGTGTAGCAAATATGCGCTTAATCACTTCCCCGTATTCCGTGTAGACAGAATCGGACACCTCGCCAATGCGACCATCCTGAGTGTCACCGCAAAGCAAACGACCATAAGCTGTCACAACCGAAGCTACGCGCCACTGTAAGTCTTGCTTGTTGATCACAGAGCTGCGTTCGTGCCATCGGCCAGAAGTCATGTCAAAGCAGAATGTTTTCGCATCAATTGTGAAGCAAACAAACTGATGACCCGCATCTGCATACTGAACAGCGTACGCATTTGATATCTCATCCTGGGTGAAGTCAGACAGAGCATTATCGATAGCAATCGTGCTCACCTTCTGAAAGCTTGAACCTGCAAACATCCACACAGCAGGACTTTCATTAGTGCCGCCGCCGATCATCATGAATGTGTTATTCACCTGCACCAGCGTAAACGGAGCAAAGCAACCTTTATCCAGAAACAGATTTGAGCGAATAAACGGGAAGCCCGCACCATTAGGTGCATTTTGGAAGCCTTCAGTGGTCTCTGATCCAGTGATAAACAGTTGGTTACGAGATGTAACAGGTGCAACCGTCACATCAGGATCAACCTCTGCAGAACCAAAATCCAAAGCGTTCCACGATAGGCCATCGTTAGGCGCTGAGATGATCCACTTCTTTGTATCAGTAGTCACTGCGAAGTAACTGTCAACAAACGTCACATACTGCGGATTGCCGTTAGCAGTAAAGTCTGGATCAGTAATCTGCTGGAAAGGAGTGCCTGCATCTTCGTTATAGATAAAACCATCGCCACCCGGCACAAGAATCATAAGCTGCGTGCCATTATCAGCCATCGACACGCGACCACTGCCGGTTACTGTGCCTAAAGTGGTGGCGGAGAATGATTCTGTTTGGTCTGGGTTTACAGTGCGATCTAATCGATAAAGAGATGAGCCGTTAACAAAGTATGGAATGCCGTTCTTTACATGCGCCCCTCGGTTAACTTGTCCGATCTCTCCGGTTGTTGCCAGCTGCGTAAGGCCAGGCGTCCCGAATAGAACGCCATCACTTAAAGCCGGTGCCTGTGGATTGCTAGGAAACCAGTTGACACACTGTTGAGCAGACAACGGCAAAGATCGAGACTCATAGAACCCGTTAGCAATTGGCAACTCAGATATTGGCATTAGTTAATTCTCCCAACGCCGGAACTACCAATGACGTTTGTGGTATTGTCTTCATTAGCAAGCCAGACCTCTACATAATCATTCTCCGAGAAGGTGCGCTGCCAAATCATAGTAATCGATGCAGGAGAACCAGAGGAGGCGCTAGCAACCTTCTTGGTGGCTGACACAACAGACCCATTCACAGCAATATACGCCGCCAGATTAATATTTGTTCCTGATGCCGGTTCTACCGAAACGGTAATATCAATAGGCAGCTTAGAATCCCTCTCTCCGTTATATGTCATTCGACCAGTAACATCAGTGGTAAATCTGCTAGATCCTTCATCAGTCCAGACGCCTACCATCTTAACCGGTGTTCCAGCTACTGTAATGATTGTCTGTGTGACATTCCCCTGGATTGACATTAAGGCATCTTCTGTGGAGTCTGCAATGTCATCGTTACCAGTGGACTCCCATCGAATATCACTATTGAAATCAATAACAGTGACCGGAGTAATACCTCCATCAAAGTTACTGTTTGTTAGCGTGCCAAGACCACCCGCACTAATGTTTGCGCTATTTGCCGCACCAGTTAAAGCAATTGCACCAGATGGGCCAACAATAAAGAGATCGTTCAATTCAATAGCGCTAGATACGCAAGTGCCTAGATCAAAACCCACAAACGACGTATTGGCAGTGATGAATGCAAAGCGGTCTAGAGATATTAGAGACCAATTAGAGCCAGTGAATACTATGCCGTCTGTATTAACATCTAGGCAGTTGGAGTTAGAGAAGTTAATAGCAAACAGGTCATCAAAGTCGCCGAACGTATCACACTCCTGGCATTGAGAGTTAGTCAGGTCAAAGATAACCACACCACCAACAGTATCAGACACATCCCACGCCTTACCCGCTGGGCATGCATAGCGAAGGTTTAGCGCCGCTATGTTGGCATCTACTGCGGTAAACATTGTACCTGTGCCGGTATATTCAAGCTTACCGACCAAGGCAGAGTAACCAACAACTGCGGTATTGTTCTGCAGCACGAATCGGTTAGCAGTGGTGATGTCATTCGAGATCACATAGGCAGTATCAGCATCAAGCGTAATAACACCGCTAACAGGATCAGGGAAGTCATCAATGCTATTGACGATAATCGCCTTGGTCGCAGGCACTGTACCTGTAGCGCTAATTGTCAGGACGTCATTATCTTCAAGAATCTGAATGCCAGCACCCTGCTGAATACTGCGGATAACTGGGTTGTCAGCAGAAACATCAGTGAGAATCGGGAAGCCGGTAGTCTTAGCTGTAAAGCGATGATCTAGTAAGACCCCGCCTTGAGGTGATACCGTAGCCTGAACACCTGAGCCAGACTCAATGTTGCGGATCTCATTAACCGAGCCAGCCTTATTAAGAACTGGCGCTCCTAGCGGATCACCCTTTTGGACGATGGTTCCAGTGACGCCAAGGCTTGAATAGAAGTTGTTATCAAGAATCTTGAAGTTTTGGCCATTGAAAATGAAGCTGAAGTACGAGCCGCTGGGTACGCTCGTCTGCGCTGTAAAATTGCTTATCTTGCGATCACGGGCTGCATTGGTCATTCTGTGCTGTCCTCTAAGCTGATTGAGCCGTTAGTCTCAGCAAGGATTGTATCCTGCAGATCAGGATAGAAATGGGAGTCGCGTGTGGAGTATGTCTCGTTGCCACTACCAATAGGTAGCGTTGCTGGGAACTCAGTAACACCGATAGATACGCCGATCATGCGCATAGTCTTTAGACCTTCTCGCGCCTTCAGCATTAACTCACCTGGTGGTGGTTGACCGTCTGAGTATTGCGTCCACAGCTTAAGCGCCAGGTTGAAGACCATGCCCTCAATAGCGCCAGATGCCACTGTGATCTGATCCTTGAGCGTGGATACTTCGGTATAACCCAAAGTGACACCATCAGCATCTAAAGCCGTCATCATGCGGTTTAGATAACGGATTGCTACTTGAGCGTCAGCGGCCTCTAAAGGAGCCTCAGCACCCAGGACAACAATCTCAGTCAGAGCGTCTTTAATTACCGTTTCAGCTGTTTCCGCCATCTGCTTCAACCTCTGCTTTAGGTTTGCGACCACGCTTCTTAGGTGCTTGCTTCCAGCCTAGAGACTCAGCCATAGCAATACTCTTTGGCTCTTCGTTTGTCTCGATCTCTACGCCGCTTTGTTTGATCCACTTAATCATAATCCAACCTCTAATAGATTGCTTCAATTATACACCAATACTACAGGCAATAAAAAAGGGGCCGTTAAGCCCCTTTCTAATCACTCTTCTAAGCCTTAGCCGTGTGAATGGCCAGCAAAGAATGGGTTCATTACGCCGTATGCAGGGCGCAAGTCGAAACGAACAATCTGCTTGTTCTCTCGAATGCTTGAGCCTTTAGATACGCGAATCTGCAGGCCGTCAGCTGTAGTAGCCACTGTGTCAGTGGAGTGAAGTTTCTCAATAGGTACAGATGCGATAGCGAATGCATCACGATGGAAGAACAGGTTAGGCTGAATAATGCTAGAAGGCGCACCCAGCAGAGTTACAACGTCACCTGATACCGGAGCGGAGTCCACAGTGTTGTACTGACCATCAGCCTCAAAGATAGCCGGACCAGTAACTACCAGCGTACCAGCACCAGAACCATCCAAAGTTACATCTGCTGTTACAGTTGCGGTGAACTCGACATTTGCGCCGGTCTCATCGATGTACGCCTTGCGAGTGGACAGATTCAGACGGTTGCGTCCAGTGATCTTGATCACATCGCCTGCTTTAACCGCCAAGTTCGCACCAAAACCAGTTACAGCCAGACTCTGAGTCATACTGTCCTTAGCTGTCACATAGGTAACATCTGGGTTAGCAGACAGAGTGCCTGCGCGGTCAGCAGTGGATGGAGTTACGTAGTTATCCAAAGTGGTTGCAGTCATCACTTTCATGCCTGCAAAGTTATTGGTAACGACTGCCATCTGGTTGGCTGTCATCTGGCCTGTTTCACCACCCAGAGAGCGCTGGTCGGATGCCAGAGAGCGCTGGGTGTACGGATTCATGAAGTACTTCCACATCCCGTCTTTAGGAACACCGGTAGACTCCATAACAGAGCCAGCTTCAGCAACCTGATCCCAAGTGGTCACAGCAGTACCAGGGGAGCCAGCAAGCAGGCCGGAATTCTTCATTGCAAAGCCTGCAAAATCAGTTTCCAAATCCGTTACGAGGCGCATTGCCGCTGGCTTAAGCAGCTCTTCAAGCTGGTCGGCCTTAATAGCCTCATCAGCCTCCTTATAATCAACCTCTACCGTGATGTAGTTCTGAACGACTGCAGAAGCCTTGCCGGTAACAATAGAGCTTGCAGTGGTCGCAGAGATGTCACCGTCAGGAGTACGACGACTGATGTAGTCAGTAGGGCGCTTGATATCGACAGTATCGCCAGCCGCCGGGTTAAAAGCACCATTGAACAGCTGAGTATTAACCTCTTTAGAGATTACGCGCTGGCTCTCAAATGCCGGGATAAATTCGCGCATTAACTTGCGCGTAAAGTTCGAATCAAAATTATTAGCCATGAGTGGCTACCTCTCTATTCAAAAATAACGCCTTTCAAGCGAGGGTCATCGCTTGGAACACCACCGCCAGATAACGTTTCTGGAGGGGCTGGGGCGCTAGTGGTTTTAGGTCGATAAACTGAAGCACGTTCGCGCAGATCATTGTTAACCGCGATAGCTGCCATCATCGGACTCATGGTGGAAAGGCGCTCAATCTCCATAGGGTTGTCTGCCAGATACTTCGTGATCAATGGGCCGTCTTTATCTTCCAATAGGAAGCTGGCCACATCAGCGGAAATACCATAATTGACAACCGCATCACCTGCACGGTCTACATCATCTGGGTCTAAGCCCAAAGACTGCGCATTAGTACGGTACTGAGTTACCTTTTCCTGTAGAGCCTTCTGCTGCTGCTCTTGTGCTTCCTGTTGCTGTCGGGCCTTCTGCTCATTAGCAAAGCGCTGATTCGCATCAAATTCAGCCTTCTTAGCAACTGCCTCACTATAAGCAACCATATCCTGCTCATACGTTTCGCTGTATGGGTCAGGAATGCTTGGAATCGTAGGCTCAGGGCCTTGCTCTAGCTTCTGCAATCGAGCCTTCAACTCTTCAGCTTCCTTCTGAGCGGCTTCAGCTCTACGCTCAGCCTCTTTCATTTGGAAGTGCTTCTTGTTGATTGCTTTGTTTACAGACTCTTGATTAAAGTCCTGTGATGTTTTTTCTTCCTGGTTGTCTCCAGTAGCAGGCGCTAATTCTGCCCCGGTCTCGCCGGTTCCTGTCTCGGTTGCTTCTGTGAAGTCGTCCACAGACTCAACGCTGTCAGTGTGTAGCTCACTCATGTTTAATGCCCTTTCGGTATATAGCCGCGAATAGAGTCGCGTACTCATCAAGGTGATTATAACACACAATTAGAAAAGTAAAGTCAATAGGAATAATCAATTACAAGTGTCGCGTGATGGTTTGTAGAATGTGTGTATCAA